CCCGTCACCGTCTCCAAGCACGGCATCAAAGTCCGCGTTCGGGACCCCACCCCTCCGCCCCCACTTAAACAAAAACCGCCTGTAAAAAGCAAGTGATGACCTGTGTCGTCTGTTGCGAGTCTTTCAATAAATCAAATCATGCGCGCGTCAAGTGTCCCTTTTGCGACTTTGACGTGTGTACGGGCTGTTCAGAGCGTTACCTGTGCGACACGACAGAGGATGCACACTGTATGAATTGCCGCAAGGGCTGGACCCGCGAGACTCTCGTGGACAATTTCACTCAAAAATTCGTTTCCAGAACCTACAAAGAGCGCCGTGAAAACCTACTGTACGAGCGTGAAAAGAGCCTGATGCCTGCGACCCAGCCATACGTAGAGATTGAAAAGGAGATCCGATCCATTAAACCACACATCGAAAAGCTTGATGCAAAGATCAACGAAGAAAGCGGGAAGTATTCCAAGATTGCGAACCAGCCCTTGGGTGTTCTGGCCGTGGAGCACGGCCTCGCCTCAGAGTTCCGCGCATCCATCGTTCGCCACAAGTTGGCGAACGAGTCTCTCAAAGAGATCAATCGTATACGTATGGACCGGGAACATCTCGTGTGGGTCCAAGATAGACTCAGAGGACACTTGGACGGTGGTAGTGTCGAACAGGAAAAGCGCCAGTTTGTTCGGGCGTGTCCCTTTGCCGACTGTAAAGGGTTCCTAAGCACGGCCTGGAAGTGCGGTATGTGTGAGAACTGGGCCTGCCCCGAGTGTCACGAGGTCAAGGGCCCGAACAAGGACTCGGCGCACACGTGTAACCCTGACAACGTGGCAACGGCTCAGCTCCTGGCCAAGGACTCGCGCAACTGCCCCAAGTGTGCCGCTATGATCTTCAAGATCAACGGGTGTGACCAGATGTACTGTACCCAGTGCCACACCGCCTTCAGTTGGCGCACGGGCCGTATCGAAAAAGGCGTGATCCATAACCCTCACTACTACGAGTATGCCCGTGCCCATGGAGGGTTGGCGCGGAACCCCGGGGACGTACCTTGTGGTGGTCTCCCAGACTATTACCATATCCGTGGTCTCCTTCGAAACCTAGCTCAGAACGGTGAGCAATATGCAACGATCATAAACGCTCACAGAGCTTGGGGGCACATGCAGTGGGTCGCGACCAGATACGAGGTGGTAAACCAACTAAACGAAAACAGAGACTTACGTATCAAGTTGATGATAGGGGACATACCTGAAGATGAGTTCAAGAAGAAGATTCAGCAGCGCGAAAAGGCTCGTCAACGCAAGACGGATATTCACCAAGTTATAGATATGCTTCGGGCCGTACTCTTAGACCTGTTCCAGGACTTTGCCCATACCAAAAACACCGATACTCTGTACCTCTCTTTGCGCGAGCTCCAGACGCACTATAACGAGACGCTTGACAAGGTTTCGAAGCGGTACAGCAACTGTGCCGTCCCTCGGCTCATTGGAAATTTCTCTGCGCCTTGAGTAGGAATGTGGAAGTGGGTCATCATAACGGTGCTCACTCTCATTGTTTTAATTTTAGTACTAAACAGAGTTTCATCAGGTTTTCAGGAGGAAATACCCAAAATCATATGGTCTTATTGGGCCGATGAAAATCAACCAGAACTTGTTCAAAAGTGTATAAACTCGTGGAAGGAGCACAACTCCGACTACGAGATTCGTATTTTAAACAAAAATACAGTTTCTTCTTGGGTTCCTGAACTCAAACTCGGTGAACTCAAACACAATGACAAGCCAGCACGCGAGTCGGACTTTGTCCGCCTTGCCGTCTTGCCAAAATACGGAGGGTTTTGGGTCGATGCATCAATTGGTATGACTGATTCTTTGAACTCCATAAGGGACAATAAAAAGGGGTATGAGTTTATCGGTTACTATCTCGAGGGATTCACGAGCCGCCCCGAGTACCCCGTCATAGAGAGTTGGTTCTTTGCTTGCGTACCGGGAAGCCTGTTTGTTCAGCGGTGGCGGGACGAGTTTATGAGCATAAACAACTACAACAACGTCGATGATTATATAAAGGAGAAGAGAAACTCCGGTGTTGACCTTCAGAAAATTGATGCACTTCACTATCTCGCAATACACGCATCGGCTCAGACTGTGATGCAGAAACTTATGGGTCCAGACGAGGTTGCCAAAAAACTTCATCTCATGAAAGCTGAAGACGGCCCGTATAAATGGCTGAAAAGTGGTAGATGGGACATAATGAAAGGTTTGCAAAACTTGTGTGACGATAACGATCTTCAGACACCCGTTATAAAGCTCCGAGGGACAGAGAGAGAGGCCATCGACAAAAACGAAAAGCTTAAATGCGTGTATAAAATTCTCGAGTAAAGTTAGATGATGTGGGCGGTGTTGCTTCTGAGCGCCCTCTGTATAAGTTTACTCCTACTGGTTCTGTTGAGAAAGAACAATGATGACATTGTCATAGTATCTTCTCACTATAACGAAGACTTGGAATGGTTGAATAAAAGTCCGTGGAAAGTAGTCATATGTGATAAACCAGGAGCCTCCTCGTCCTCCTTTCGTTCAGATCCTTCGTGTACTCTCGACGTAAACAGGGGAAGAGAAGCGTCAAGTTTCCTCAAGTACATAATTGAAAACTATGATAATCTTCCATCAAAGATGGCTTTTATTCACGGGCACGAAGACGCTGAACATCAAAAGTACCCCAAGGGGTTACTCGAAGCAATAAAAGATGCGAAAAGTGATGAATTTGATTACATATCACTGAACAACCTTATTCAGGTCAAAAAAGACACTGGAACAACCCCCAAACTGCCGACGCACGAAAATATGAAGTTTGGAGACCATCCAAAGGTTTGGAAAGAAATGCGTAAAACGTGGTCGAGTGTATTCGAACCCATTCTTGGTGTAAAAATACCGGAATATTTCAGATTCAATGGCCAGGCTCAGTTTATAGTATCTAAAAAAGCGATACACAGACACGGCAAGGACGTGTACCAGAAGTTGTATAATTTTATGATGGATCCAAACGGTGATGATTGGGCTCGTGGCGTGATACTAGAATTTGTATGGGGAATGCTGTTTACAGGGTCTAGTCACGATATATGCAACGACCCATCTGACCCTATTTTGTACCAAAATTGTACGGATGAAGCATACAGGTCTTCAAGGTTTAATTTCTAAGGTAAAATTAGATGTGGCCCCTCATTGGAGTGGTCCTTGGGATTCTTGTCCTCTGCCTCGTGTGGCTCAGACGACAAGAACCCTTTACACTCAAAGAAATACCAAAGACAATATGGACCTATTGGGACACAGACAAGCTTCCCGAGTTTATCCAAAAGTCCGTCGACAAGATGAAGCAGGTGAATCCTGGATGGACAATAAACGTCCTGCACCCCGGAAATCTACGCGAGTACCTTCCAGACGTTGATATTTTAAGTTTCAAATTCGCAAACACCAAGCCACGACAGTCTGACTTTGTCCGCCTTCACGTCCTCGCCAAGTATGGAGGGATCTGGTGTGATGCCTCCATCGTCCCACAAAAGTCTTTTGATTGGGTCATGGATGAACAGAAGAAGAGCGGTGTAGAATTCATAGGGTACTATCGTGAAGGGGCGACGACCAAGCCGGAGTACCCCGTCATAGAGAGTTGGTTCTTTGCGTGTATACAAGGATGTGATTTCGTATCAAAATGGAGAGATGAGCTTGGGGTCATGAATACACTCGACAAGGAATCGGACTATAAGGACCATGTCAAGTCACGAGGCGTTGACATCCAGCACACGCCCCAACCGGACTATCTGAACGTGTACCTCTCGGCTCAAGCCGTCATGCAGACTCAGATGACACCAGAAGAAATTAAGAACAAAATTCACGTCCTCAAGGCGGAGGATGGACCTTTCAAACACTCCATAGAAAACAATTGGGACGCGCCAAAGTCTATGAAGTGGCTCTGTGACCAGCCAAAATCTGAACTTCCAGATATCATAAAGGTGTATGGCAATGAGAGACGGGCCATAGATGCGGACGAGTCGCTCAAGTGCTCGTACAAAATTTTCGAGTAATAAATATTTTGTTTACATATGACAGTATGGAGCAACCGCGACAGGATAAAATCGGAATGATATTCATAGGTGTGGTTGTTGTATTCGTTCTGTGTGCGTGTGCGGGGTTTGCCTGGTGGTACTATACACGGTCGTCATCCCCAGCCCCGATCGCATTCACTCCAGGAGTTCCAGCGCCTTCGATGACCCCTTCAGGGACCCCTTCAGGTACCCCTTCAGGGACTCCAGGACAAAGAGATGTAACGACACCT